TTATACCAGGAGAACAGCACGAAATGCCAGAGCCTTAGCTCTTTGCGGGAAGGGTCGATTAATCTGACGTGTTCCCTGATAATTCACACAGAAGGCTGTTAGCAATGTCCGTTCCTCGCTCATAGCAGACCAATTCATCGCTCTGGCCTCCCATCGGTCTTCATCCGCTCGTATTTGGCTTTCAGAAGCTCCGCAGGGGTTGGTCCCTTCGGCGATACCGGTGCGGCGAGCGCCCGACGCACTGGCGGAATCGGTTTCCCGGCCAGCACCCGCTTTTCCCACATATCCAGAATGTCGCTGGCCTCACGCTCGAGCTCTTTATGGCTCAACTGGCCATCGGTTCCCCGGCGCCGCAGTTCGAGGCAGATGTGATAATAAATGGGTTTAGGCCACGGATACTGTTCACTGCTCGGATACCGGAACACCAGCTTGCGCCACTTCCAGTATTCGGCCATCACATCAGTGACGGTGATCCCCAGCACGCAGCGCCCTTCCCTGCACCACTTGATGAACTGGCCTGGCGAAGGCAGGAATGGGCGTTCCTGACGGCGCACCATGCGCATGCCGGCTTCAACCTGCTCCAGAGTGGTGATCCCGTTTTCTTTGAAGGCCAGCACCCACTGACGGCGGATCTCGTTCACGTCTTCCTGGCTGCGATTAACCAAGCTTGCTGGGAACGCGGCCGCCAGCTGTACGAACAGCCCGTTGATAATCTGAGCCACCTGCTGCGTTTGTTCGCGTTCGGTGTACTGCTCAGGCATGTTGTGCGCCACGCGGCGAGCCTGTTCCCTGTCAAAATTGCGAATGCTCTCGGCAAGATTTTTCATTCCAGCACCCCGTCAATCCAGTCGGTGTTATGCAGGTCAACGCCGCCCCGCGATGACTTTGCCGCCCCGGTTGCGCGCAGCCGTTTGGTTGTGAGTTGATCCCACTGCTTGCGCAAACTCGAAGGGCTCAGGATATTGTCTTTCCAGAATTCATCCCTGTTGGCCCACTGGAACAGGTCGCAGATTTCGTAGTGAGTGCGCTTGTCCTGGACGCGCATCAGCCTGATGGTGTTTGCCCATTCAGCCCAGTTTGGTTCGGATAGTGATGCGTTGACGGTGAGAAGCCTGTCGTAAATCCAGCGTGCGGCCTTGAGGTCGTCAGCGGATCCCCATGATTTACCTGCCGGGGTGTATATCCCGGCGGCAGCTTCTGGATGGCGTGAGAGAAACTTTTGAGTTTTCTGGTTTCGGGATTCGTCAGAATTCCGAGACGAGGATATTTTAATATTGTTCTTGTTATAATCTTGGGTGTCTACCGTTTCCGGGAAGGTTTTTCCCGTTTTCGGTAACACTTTTCCCGATTTGGGGAAGACTTTTCCCGTTTTCGGTTTGTCTAAAATCCAGGCTGAAAGGTCAGTATTTATACCGACCGTTTTCATCACGCCCTGCTTTTGACTGAAGATAATTTTGCGTTCTGCGAGTGACTTGAGCGCATCAGAAACGTGGGAATCACTCAGCCCTGTAAGCTCAGCGATAACCGTGTTCGTAACGCGGTCCTGTTTCTTGTTCCAGCCGTAGGTAAGCCAGATCACCGCCTCAAAACATTGCCACTCCCGGCCTGACATTCTCAGGCGAGGCTTAAGCTGCTGGATCTCGTTAGCGACCTTGGTATACCCGTTCGACAGGTCGGCCATACGACCTCCCGGTTGTTCGGTTCTGTGGGGGAAATTGATAATTTCAGCTGTGTTTGACATACTTAGCTCCGCAATTACACTCCGTTTTTGCACCTGAAAGTCGGTTCTGTTCGCGCAGACCGGCTTTCGCCTTTTCTGAAGTCTTCATATCGCCCCCAGCATGGTTGTGACCATCGCCAGCAGCGGCGCTGTAAGATCCGGATCGACTCTGAACATTTCGAAAATCCCCTCGCCTAACTCCTTAATCTTTTCCTTCTTCGGTGCATCGAGCATCAGAGCTTGCTTCGCCTCACTTACCTCTTTTTCTAATCTGGCCATGCGATGTGCAAACGAGTCGTTCTTTACAACACGGTCGCGGTATCGAAGCGGTAATACGGACATGATCGCTGGCATCAGCTGTTCGATGTTTTTTCGGTACGTTGCGGAGTCTTCTTTGTTATCCAGCCAGCGGAACAGCTTCACGTTCCAGACATCGGCCTGGCCTGAGAAATCCACGCCATAAACTTGGAGTTCTGCCGCAGCTTCTTGGATTTGAAGTGCAACAGTTACGCGCCCTTCTGCCGCAGCCCAGGCGCGAACAGCTGAGCATACATTGCGATGTTCTACATCCTGCGCTGCCGATTCGCTTTGATGACACGGGAATATCAGTCGATTAGAGGAAGCTCTGCTACTCTGTTGAAACGAAACAGTTTGCATTGTTAAGGCTCCTGTTTAGGTAAACCATCACTTGGGTTTGGGTAGAGATCAGGACGCAGTTCATGAGGTGTTACACCTGTAGCCTCAAATACTGGCAACACTCGCTTGGCGGGAATGCCTTTGCGGCGCCACAGTGAAACAGCCATTTTTGAAACACCGATCAAAGTGCCAAGCGCGCTGGCGGAACCTGTTCGGAGAATTGCATTTTCAATACCAGTCATAGGACCTCCTTGAGTGAGCAAAGTAAAGCATCTATTTACCATTGAGTCAATGAACGCCTGCCTATCTACCGGTAAAGCTATTGTTTACAATCCATGCATGAATAAAAAAGATCCTAACCAGAGCCTTATTTCCAGGCTGACTGAACTGAACGGTAAAGGTTTCTCAAAAACAGAGATGGCCAAGGTTGCTAATGTCAGTAAGCAGGCGGTAACCGGGTGGTTCAGAACAGGTAAAATCAGCAAAGAATCAGCATTGGCTGTTGCTGACGCTGCTGGCGTATCAGTGCCATGGTTGCTAGGTGAGGATGTCGGAGAGAAAGACGGACTCAAGCCTGACGAACAGCGCCTGTTGGAGCTTTATCGCCAACTGCCGGAAGAAGAACAGCAAAACATGCTTCGCATCTTCGCGCTACGCCTGAAGGAGCTTGATGAGTTGTATGAAAAATACATGAGTAGACGAATTAAGGGCGACACTGAGTAGTAAGAATCAGGTGCAAACAACGAGGGACACGATTGAAAACTGGCCTGTTTTTAATTTCTAGCGCCGTTCTTTGCTTCACCTTCCTTTTCATCTGGATCGTACTGATTGGTCCCGTAAATGGCCAAGAAAAGACTTACTTTAAGGACTCAACAACTTTTGCGATCATCGTTATGGCAGTGCTATTAATAGCATTCGTAGTGGTTACAGTAATGGTTCTGTTGTGAAGCGAAAAAGTTAGTTTTTTGAGTTCTTCGCAACCTCCCCTGTTTCGAGATTCGTCTGAAAAAGCTTCATGAGAGGTACATGGAGAGTGAATCCGTTCTATACGCGCGGAGCTATTTAAATAGCTGACAAAAAATTGATGTGGACACCAAGAAGATAAACCATATTCCTGCATCAAATCATTAAGATACTATTGAGTTTGCCAACAAATTAATATTAGAGTCCTGACCCTTATCTCATTGCCCGGCCCCCGCGCCGGGTTTGTTATACCCTCCCCCCAACTCCTACCACGAACTATCCAATCCCGACCTTTACGTCGGGATTTTTTTGTCTTCCATCATGCAATTTCATACTCCAAATAGCCAAGGTAAAGCAATGCTGTACTTTTTAGATCTCCAATACTTGACCAAATTGTAAAGTAGTGATTTACTAATATCACCAAGACGCACTACGAACCACCAAGGCAGGACGCCCACGAAGTAGCCGCCGACGGCATACGAATAGTCGGATGAGGTGGAGAGATTAACGCGCATCAGGTGTAAACGTTCCGCTGGCCGGCGATAAGGCAAACAGGGGTGAGAATGATTGATTTCGCACGCAAACCAGGACGGCAGCAGGCCGTAAAACTTAACTTGTTCGAAGTGATTCTTCGCCGCTTGTGCTACCTGCTGGCGCAAAAGGGGAATCCAGATGTGTAACTCAACGAAATGCGGGTACTGCGGCAAGCCGGTTGAACCGGAGGAAGTAGTTAAAAGTACCCTTCTCTATCGCAACGGCGCACAGCTGGCGCGCAAAGAAAAAGAATACTGCTCTGAGCGTTGTGCTTCGTACGACCAGATGGCCCACGAGGCATAACGTAAAAGCCGCGCAAGGCGGCCCATACGTCCGGTGCTCCCGACCAAAGTTACACCGGAATACTACTTAAAAACACCAAAGTTCACCCAATGGGCGCTATCTCTGGCCCGGGGATCTTACATCCAAAAAAGAGGATCTTACATGGAATTTTTCTATGTTGTTAAGGCTACGCAGAAATCTGGCAAAGAAGACGCCGTGATTTGGTTCACTGCGAAATCAGAAGCCCGTGCCAACCTGCAGCTCGATGTTGAGCTGGAAGATGACGGTATTGAAACCGGCCGCGGTAAGGATTATGCCAAACCGGTTCGCACCGATATCCCGGTGTATAACGACCTCCCGGAAGAAAGCACCGTGGATTACACCTGGTGCAAACGCTACGAACTGCAGGACGATGGACGCACCTGGCTGCCAAAGGCTGGTGCTGAATCTACTGGACCCGTGGACAACTCAGCCGCACCGGAACCGACCGTTAAAGTCGAAGCTACTGTCGAGAGTGTCCCGTTTGAAAACCGCACTCCAGCGGTCCGTTTTGCCGTCCATCTGACCAGCGACAAATACCAGTCACATATCACTAAACAGCAGCAGCTGGCTGCCAGCGAAATGTCACTGGATGAAGGCAACACTTATCTCAAGAACCTGCTGCTGGCGAAGAATGCCATCCCTGAAGTTGCTGAATTCAGCCTGAACGCTGAGTGGAAACTGGTTCAGGCGATTAAGCAGGTATTCGCGCCAGATGAAGCGCACGAAACTGAAATTATCGCATCATTTATGGCTGACTGGGCGAGAGCAGATGCCGGCGACCGCAATCAGTTAGTTGAAGAGTGGAGAAGCGGCAAGCTTGCTCTTCTTAAATCAGAAAGCACCAGCGACGCCGATGCTACAACCGATCAGATTCCAGAACATGAAAGCGGCATTCAGATTGACGAGAATGATGACGAAACCACACGTTATCCAGTCGTTCGTATGCCGTTCCGCAAGCAGCTACTCGCCCAGTTCACCGCCGACGAACTGCGTCACCACTTAACCCGCGAAGAATACGAAGGTCTCTGCGCGCTGGAGATGGACACTGACAACGGCTATGTCCAGAACCTGCTGCTGGCGGCAGAAAACTGCGAAGAGGTTAAGGGTTACGACACCAAAGACCTGTGGCGCTATACCGACGCCATTCGCAAGGTGTTCAGCCAGGAGAAGCGTCACGAACTCGCCTTGGTTCTCCGTTTCACCAGAATCTGGGCGGTGACTGATTATATCGATCGCGGCATTCTCGTTCGCGAATGGGCTACCGGTAATCGCATCAGTAATGTTCAGCGCACTGATTCTGGGACCAATGCAGACGGTGGCTATGTAACGGATCGCGGCGAAGGCGCGCATCACACTCTGGATACCCTCGATCTTGAGATCGCATGCGCCCTACTGCCTATGGACTTCCACCACTTCGAAATTCCTTCGAGCGTGTTAAGACGCGCCAAAGAAATCGTAGCCAAGAAAGAAGAGCCATGGAAGTCATGGAGCGCAATCCTACGCAATCAACCACGCGTACTGGCGGTGAACCGTGCGGCAATCTTCAATCTGATCCGTATCGCACCAGAGAACATCCACCACACGCCAGCGGCTCATCTTGAGTTTGTGAATAAAACCATGACGGCTGAATTTAATTCTGCTGTGGAGCTACTGCCGCTGCCTACTCCTGCAGTTGAGACTGAAGCCCCAGTTGAACAACCGCAGGTTGAAAATCTCGGCAGTGGCGTGTTCTCCATCGATGGTCTGATTGGTGGAAATAACAATCCGGGCATCAATACCACCTCAAAAGAAGTCGAAAAAACGGGAAACGCAGCGGAGACCACCAGCGATGTGCAGATGGAAACGACTAAGCCAGAGAAAGACGAAGATGTTGGTTCAGTACCACCGAGCGAAAGCACTGATGCAGCTAATTCGCAGACAGATTCCCTAGCGTTGGAAGAACAGCAAGCAGAACCGGTAATTGAATACCCGGCTTACTTCGAGCCTGGTCGTTATGAAGCTCTGCCTAATGACGTTTATCACGCAGCTAACGGCATCAGCTCAACCCAGGTGAAAGATGCCCGCGTCAGCCTGATGTACTTCAACGCGCGCCATGTGGCTAAAACTATCCCACGCACAGCATCCAAAGTGCTGGACATGGGGAACCTGGTGCATGCCCTTGCATTGCAGCCGGAAAACCTCGAAGCAGAGTTCAGCGTAGAACCTGAGATCCCGGAGGGTACTTTCACCACCACCGCAACTCTGCGCGAGTTCATCGATGCGTTCAACGCCAGCCTACCGGCGCTGCTAAGCGCTGACGAGATTAAAGCGTTGCTTGAAGAACATAATGCATCCCTTCCCGCTCAAGTGCCGCTTGGCGCCAGCCTGGAAGAAACGGCTCAAAGCTATATGGCTCTCCCCGCTGAGTATCAGCGTATTGAAGAAGGCCAGAAGCAGACAGCAACAGCAATGAAGGCATGCATTAAAGAGTACAACGCCACCCTGCCCGTGCCGGTTAAAACCAGCGGCAGCCGTGATGCGCTACTCGAGCAATTAGCGATCATCAATCCAGACCTGATGGCTCAAGAATCGCAGAAACCTACACCGCTGAAAGTGTCTGGTACTAAAGCAGACATGATCCAGGCAGTTAAATCAGTTAAGCCCGATGCCATGTTCGCCGACGAACTGCTGGATGCCTGGCGCGACAACCCTGGCGAAAAGATTTTGGTTACCCGCCAGCAGTTGGCCACAGCGCGAGCAATTCAGTCCGCTCTACTGGCGCACCCAACCGCGGGCATGCTGCTGACACATCCAAGCCGCGCTGTTGAAGTGAGTTACTTCGGCTTTGACGACGAAACAGGTTTAGAAGTGCGTGTACGTCCGGACCTAGAGATTGAACTGGATGGCGTGCGCATCGGTGCCGATCTGAAAACCATCAGCATGTGGAATGTGAAGCAAGAAAGCCTTCGCGCCAGGCTGCACAGGGAAATCATAGACCGTGACTATCACCTCAGCGCGGCAATGTATTGCGAGACCGCGGCGCTGGACCAGTTCTTCTGGATTTTCGTCAATAAAGACGAGAACTACCACTGGATCGCCATCATTGAGGCGTCCACCGAACTACTGGAACTGGGCATGCTGGAGTACCGCAAAACGATGCGCGCCATCGCCACAGGCTTCGATACGGGCGAGTGGCCAGCGCCGATCACTACCGATTACACCGATGAACTGAACGATTTCGACCTGCGCCGCCTCGAAGCGCTGCGTACACAGGCATAAGGGGAATGATGATGGAAAACATGAATATCGTAACTGCTGAGCAGCAGGCACCTAACACTATCTCTGCCAGCAACTCAATTTTCAACGTTCAGGCATTGGGTCAGCTGCAGGCTTTCGCCGGGTTGATGGCTCAATCTGTCGTCACCGTGCCGGCGCACCTCGCAGGAAAGCCTGCGGATTGTATGGCGATTGTAATGCAAGCCATGCAGTGGGGCATGAACCCTTACGCGGTGGCGCAGAAAACTCACCTGGTCAACGGCCAGTTGGGTTACGAAGCGCAGCTTGTTAACGCCGTAATCACCAGTTCCAGCGCCATTCATGGCCGTTTTCATTATCGCTACGGCGGCGACTGGGAACGTTGCACCAAAACCAAAGAAGTGCCCCGTGAAAAAATGGGTAAGAACGGTAAGTACACCGTTACCGAGCGCGTTCGCGACTGGACTGATGAAGACGAAGAAGGTCTGTATGTTGAAGTCGGAGCCATTCTACGTGGCGAAAGTGAAATCACCTGGGATAAACCTCTCTACCTGTCTCAGGTGGTTACTCGAAATTCGCCGCTGTGGGTTTCGAAGCCCGACCAGCAAATAGCCTACCTCGGCGTGAAATATTGGGCGCGCTTGTACTGCCCGCACGTGATCCTAGGCGTTTACACGCCTGATGAGATTGAGCAGCCTACCGAAAGGGAAATTAACCCGGCACCGGTTCAGAAAATGAGCCTGGCTGATATTTCAGGTGACAACGTCACTACTACTCAAACGGCTCTGGAATCAACTCAAAATATCGATGCACTTGCTGATGATTTCCGTGACCGCATCGAGGCGGCTCAGGATGTAGATAGCGCTAAAGCTCTGCGCGCAGATATTGAAACCGTGAAAGCAACGCTGGGTTCTGCCCTGTTCACTGAGCTGAAAAACAAGGCCGTGAAGCGTTATTACCTGGTTGATGCACGGAACAAAGTCGAAGCAGCCATCAATTCCTTGCCACCTTCAGATGAGCCCGATGCAGCTGAGCGGTTCGCAGAAGTAGAGCGCGTTCTTGCATCGTCGAAACGCCATCTGGGCGACGAACTGCATGGTCAGTTCAGCATCACCCTGGCGGATATGAAACCGGAATACGTGGACTAACGAGATCGGGAGGGGAAACCCTCCCTCAAGGAGAAGAAATGCGACTGATTAATCGAGGCAGTAAGCAATCCCCTTTGGCTCGCCAGGCATGTGAAATCGCACTCGCAGCCCACCAGCAAAGATATGGAGACTATGGGCGCAGCAAGATGAAAGAGACCTATACGGTGAAAGTGGAAGGCGTGAAGGTCTGGGTTGAAGTGGTCAACTGCAAGGCAAGCTACGTGGCCACAGCAATGACCGGCATGCGCCGACTGCGTTCCCTGCCCGGCCAAGCAAACTGAAACTGAAATATCAACGACTAAAGACCGGCATATCTATACTCATGCCGGTTACCTGAGGTGAACCATGTCGCAGGTAATTTTTAACGAAGAATGGATTGTTGGCGCAAGGCTCACAGAAAAAACAGGCCTGACCGAACGACAGATTGAGAAGTATCGCCAGGGTTGTTGGGTGGAAGGTGTCCATTTTAAACGGGTATCTCCTTCTGGAGAAAAAACCTTGCGTGGCACAACCTGGTATAACTATCCGAGAATTAATCAGTTAATAAGGGATGCGTAAGATGACAGCTTTGCCTACAGGTGTCGAAATCAGAAACAATAAGATTTGTATCTGGTTTATGTACCGGGGAAAGCGTTGCCGCGAAATTCTCAAAGGTTGGATTAACACCCCGGCGAATATCAAAAAAGCCGGAAATCTTCGGGCTGTGATCGTTAGCGAGATCAACCTTGGGGAGTTTGATTACAACCAGCGCTTTCCTTCATCATCCATAGCAAAAAAAACCGTAACCACTGTTTCAGTTCAAACCTTTTCAGAGCTGTGTGAACTGTGGACGAGCATTAAAGAAACAGAAATTAGCGCGAACACAATGCGTAAAACGCGCTCACAACTCGGTACGTTAATGCACATCATTAACGGTGATACGCCTGTTTCAACTATACGCCACAGCGACATTCTGAAATACAGAAAGGAGCTGTTGAACGGTGACACACTTTACCAGGCAAATCCCAGAAGCAACAAACAGGGACGCACTGTACGTACAGTGAACAACTACATATCACTACTGTGCTCCCTTCTTCGGTTTGCACACAAATCAGGCTTTATAAGTGGCAAGCCCTTCGAAGGGATCAAGAAATTACACAAAGGGAAAGTAAAACCGGATCCTTTAACGAAGCAGGAGTTTAGTTTGCTTGCAGAATCCGAGCGTGGCCAAAGCCTGAATATGTGGACGTTCGCAGTATATACTGGCGTCCGTCATGGAGAGCTCGCAGCTCTTGCCTGGGAAGATATTGACTGGGAAAAAGGTACAGCCCATATAAAACGCAATCTTAATGCGCTGGGCATGTTCGGCCCACCAAAAACCGAAGCAGGTAACCGTGTTATCACCCTATTAGAGCCGGCACTTGAAGCCTTGAAAGCACAGCGCAAGCTGACATCACTACAGCCTAAAACCGAAATTGTCTTTAATCATCGCGAGTATGGTGCAGTGGAACATCAAAGCCTGCGATTCGTTTTCATACCCCGGATGCGCAAAGGAGAACAGAAAGCCTACTACTCTTTATCGAGCATCGGTGCGAGATTCAACGCAGCTGTAAAACGTGCTGGTATTCGCCGCCGGAATCCGTACCATACGCGGCATACTTTTGCCTGCTGGCTTTTATCTGCCGGCGCTAACCCGTCTTTCATAGCCAGCCAGATGGGGCATGAAAACGCGCAAATGGTTTATGAAGTCTACGGTGCGTGGATTGAAGAAATGAATGGCGAACAGGTGCTGATGCTTAACGATAAGCTCGCACGCTGA